TTATAATAATTGTCCATTTAAATAATTATGAGGCGGTTTTTTTATTTCGGTTTTATATCTTAATTCCTTTGTGGCTTCCTCTTCAGATCCATATAGTCTATTAATAGGCACTCTGATTCCACCGCCTTCTTCAAATCGTACAGTAGCAAGATTACCAGTAACATGAGCGACAGTTACCTTTCTAACCTTTAAATTGCTCTCAATAATATAAGCTTCAATTCCCTCTTTCATAATATACCTCCACAAATATCAACTGAAATAATTATACCATATTAAAATCGTAAAAAATAGGGAACACTTCTGATTAATATAACCAGGAATGTTCCCTAAAAAATTTTTTGTTTATGTCTATACGCCTATATAAAATCGCTTATATATGGCTCAAATTGACTTAAATATAAAATACACCGTCAATTTATCATATAATTATATAAAAGCCTTAATTTGGTCAAATACAAGTAATTTAACCTTTGTATATAGTTGTGTTAAGAAATCGGTATTTCATATGGATATTTATGTAAAAAAATAGGAGAATCCAATTATAGATTCTCCTAGAAAAGAAATATAAATAAAAATTTATTACACTGTTAAAGAATATGGCAAAACTTAAACAGTAATATAATTTGCACCAATATATCTATGGAATCATCATCAGATAATGCGAAATTTTATTTTTCTAACGGAGAAGGTTTATATCTTGTTGTAACAATTGACTTAGATGATGAAAGCAATATTGATAACAGAGGATTTATTGCTATTATGGATGTTAGAAAGAATACTTCTTATAGACATATCTTGCAATCTAATACTATTGAAATGTCCGGTCATTCTAATACCATCGTTTTACTTAGAGGTGCAAAAAATTATTTATGTTCAAGTATAAGATTAGTTAGATATTAATATTGCAGCTTAGTTCACAACTCAAAATGAATAATAAAATTAAACTATTGTTTATATGACAAATTAATGAATATGCGTATTATATAATACAGTAATATTAACTTTTCTTACTTGATAAAAAAAGCAAAATTCTTACAGCCTAAGTCAGACCTTAATAATATAACTGCTTCAGGAATATATTATTTGGATAGTAGTCCAGAATGGTTGAATGTTCCAATTTCAAGGGTAACCAATTGTTATCTTATTGTATTTGCTCTGAATGCAAAAAGATGCACACAAATAATATTACCTGGAAACAGCGAATATATGAAGTATTCCCAACTGTTCAGGTGCGTAATAATCATTAATATCATCATAAAGTCTTGCTCTAAGACCATTCTTATCTATAACGATATCTTCACTATCCGCATTTTTTATTGCAGTAACAGCAGTGTTTAAACCATTATCAAGTAATCGGCTTATTGAATTCCTAGCTTCCTCACCTTTTTTTAAGAGTACGATATATATCAATTTTTTCATTATACAATATATCATAAGAGTTTATCTTTTGAACAAGCTCGTCAGACATTTCTTCTTTCTGATCATCAGTTATATAATATATAACATCTGTTCCATTAGGATTAACATTACGAATAAAGAAGTTTTTGCCCATATTACCACTTGATGCAACTACAGCTTTTAATCCAGAAAATGATATTTTTATCTTTTCTATTTGTTGGGCAGTTACCTTACCAGTATTTGCAAGTTTTTCGGCATAATTAATTACATCATCTAATGCTTGTTTTTGTGATGAAGACATATTAGTATTTTGTGACCTAAAAATCTTCATCTGTGATATAATGTCAGCAATCTTAGAATCTTGTTTAACAAGTTTATTCTCTAATAACTTTGAATCATCGACAATTTTCTGAACTTCACTATCAATTGTTTTTAATCTAGCAACATCTTCTGGTTTCGTAATATCAAGTTGTCCAATTTCTGAAATTTTTGAATTAACTTGTTCAATAAACTCAGGAGTATATTTAGAAGAATCATTATAAGTAGACAATTTTTGAGTTGCGTTATCTTTAAGAGATTGATTATACTTTGAAACACTTTCAGTATTTTTACTTTGATATTGACTGATTTTTGCAGTTGTTTCTAACTCAATTTGTTTAAGCCTATTTAACTGTCCTTGTGCATCGTATAAATCTTGATTAGATTTTAGAATTTTAGTTGCATCTAAATACTGTTGCTGGTAATATCTTTTAGTTTCTTGGAGTTGGTTAATAAAATCTGGATTATCAGCCTTTGCTATTTTTTCACGAATAGATTGAATCTGTTTCCATGCAGAAACTTGATCTTTTAACGCAGAATTAACAGAATCTTGACTTGACTGTTTTTCTTCTTGATGAAGTTTTCTAGTTGCTTCAGCTAACTTTTCTTTCTGTTTTACTTCTTCATTAGAAGGAAATGCGTCTTTCATTCCAGATGAAATATTCGATTCCTTATGTGGAAGAATAGTATCTTCTTTTGGTATCTTTAATTCAGGAATACTTTCTATTCTCTCAATTAATGGATTTAATGCATCAATAATCTTCTGAATAGATTTGACTTCAGCTCTTGCAGCTAATTCCATTGTATTAGCTTCTGTTTTAATAGCTTCAGTCTTTGTATTAATAGCAGAAGTGAGACTATTAACAGAATCCTCTACTTTAATGAAATTCTTTGACTCATTCGTAACAGAAGTTCTATTTTTTTTTGAATTCATCTGTTCATAGACTTTATTTATTTTTTTAATGGTTTCTGCATTATCTGTTAAATCAAAAGGAGTTTTCATACCACCAGTATTTGCATACTTTTGGTACATTTCAACTAATTCTTGAATATCTTTTTTCTGTTTATAGAGATTTATTTTGCCAGATTCATCAGCAATAGATTTAAACTTAGATTCGATAGAAGACCACTGTTTATCTAAATCACTAACAGAAGCATCTTTGAACATTTTATAAAATGTATTACCAATATCTCTCGTCAAATTTATCATATGGTCAAGGCGAGAGATAACATCATCAAGAGTAGAAGATACTGATTTTAATTCATCATCTGCTTTATCTACAGAAGATGTATCTACTTTCTGAGAATTTAACTCTTTAATTTTTGAAAGAATAGCATCTATAATATTCTTGCTATTTTCAAGTTTTCCAACTTTTCCAATAGATAATAACTCATTAGTACCACCCATATTGAGATAGTTATTATATTCTGAAGCAATTTTATCTACATTTGCATTTTTTCTAAAAGTGCCATCTAGCTTAATAGAATTTTCAATTAACTTAGATACATTTTGCCACTGTGTTTCAATATCAGTAACACTACTTACACCTGACGCTCTAGCGAGAGTAGATTCTATATTCTGTAATGCCTTTAACATTGACTGTAATTCGGTTAATTGACCAAGGCTTTTTGAAATTTCTTCTGCGAATTTATCAAATCCTTTAAAACTAAAATCTTTTGAATCTGCTGAATTTAACAACTCATTAACTTCAGTAAGTTTATCGGCAAGTTCATTAACCTCTTTTTTTGATTCTGCAATCTGACCTGTAATGTCAATCTTTTTACCAGAATCAGAAGAGAGAAGTGCATCTGATAGATTCTTAAATTCTTCTTCATTAAAATCAAAATGTAATTTAATAGGAGAAGATTCAAATACATTTTGAATTTTAGAAATTGTTTCCTTAGAATAAGAAACAGCTTCATCCATTATAGAAGTAAATGTCTTCTTATAAACACCCTCTAAATCAATAACTGCATCTTCACCAGTTTTTGCTAATTCTCTTTGATACTTCTTCGAATAAGATTTGCTAATAGTGCCAACTTCACCATTTTTTTCAGAAGATACTGCATTTGGTGCTACTACAAGTTTTACAGGAGAAACAACGGGATTTTTATTAAGGATATTTTGTAAATCTTCAATAATAGGAGATAACTTTTTCCATAATTCAGATGAAGTGGTTTCAATTGTTACACCAGTTACTAATTCTGCTGAATTTGGGTTGAGTTTATCTGATATTTTTGCAGAAGCTGTTTTGGAAGAGGTAGGTGTTACAATTTTCTCTAACTCTTCACGAGTTTTGATGGCAGATTCACGAATTTCATCTAAAGTTCCTTTTACAATTTTTTCATATTCAGATACTTTTTTATCAACATTGTCATCAGAAATAAGTATTGAATCACCAAATGTATATTCTCCTGTTTTATCGGGAATATCTATTAACTGTTGAATAGAATCGTGTAAATCGGCAGCTTTTAATTTCAATATATTGATTTGGTTAATAGTTTTTTCAAAACCGATGCTATTTTTATCAAAATTTGAAAGTTCCGATTCAGATTTTTCGATTAATTCAAGAGTATTTTTTAAATCTTTGGCAAGAACATCTAATTCTGCTTGAGCTTGTTCTGTATCAAATAATTCATATTTTGAGCCTTTTGCATCGCTGAACTCATCTGTACTTTTAAGTAATTTATTAATTTCTTTTATCTGAGACTTTGCTTGATTTACTGCACTATCATCAAATGATATTAATGAAATGCCTTGACCATCAAGTTTTTTAACCATTGTATCAATAGCACTATTTGTATTCTGTACATAATCCTGGAAATCTTTAAATTGGCTGCTAATCTTGCTTATATCAATACCATTTCCAAGAATTTTTAACTGTGAATTTATAGTTGAAACAGCTAAATCTAATCTATCAATTTCTGCACGAACAGAATCAAAATTTTTATTGACAGTTTCTTTAAATGATTTGAAACTATTTTTATCTACTTTTCCAATACTTAAATCAGAAAAAGATTTTTCCATATCTGCCTTGAATCTTTTTAACTCAGCAATCGTGTTATCAAATTGTGCCTTCATTCCCTTTGATAACTTATCATTTGAAGCCATCTTAGTTAAAGCAGATTCATAGTCACGAATCATTTGATTAAGTTCGTTTTTATAATCAATAGCAATACTTACTACACCATCTTTTGCCATTTTATTCCTCCTTATTAGATTTTGCATCTATTCTGCATGTCTTTTATTAATTTATTTTTATATTTATCCATTTCGTTATAAATGTTAAAACTCGCCGTAACTCCATAACCACCATGCCAATCACCACCATGCCATGTACCAGATGGATTATAGATATATGTACTCAATAAATCCTGTCCAGATATTGAATCATTTCTAATTCCTAGATAATCTTTCATAGTAGAACCATCAATACGAACACCACCATAAAATCTATCAGTTCCATTTTTATAATATTTGTGAGCGGATTTATATAAATTGAAGGTACGAATATAATATGGTTCATCGTATTTATTCAGTTTTGGTTGATAATCGGCATAATACCAATCAAGCAATGTAACATAATGATTTGTTAATTTTTCAGAAGCCTCATGTGCTAAATTTTTTGCTTTTTCTTGACATTGTTTTTCTATCTTATTTATAAAATTCTGATCTAGTCTAAATGAACCCATCTATCATCACCTCCAAAATATTCACTATAATTTCACTATTTTTACACTAAAATAGGAGAGCAGTAGTAACCACTCTCCATAAGAAAAGCCCTATACGCTGTGACACGCATAGAGCCTAATATATTGACAATATTTAACTGTAATGATATATTTAATAAATGAAAATAATTGTCAGTCCTTAATTGAATTTCCGACATATATCTTCACTCAATTAAGGACATTTAAGCAGTATTGTATGTAAAATATAGTACTGCTTTTTTATTCTACTTCCTTAAAATCACCAGTTCTTACAAGCTCAATGACCTTAGTAATATCTTCCTGTGGAATTCCCTGTATCTTCTGTTCAATAAGCTTCATAAGTGGTTCTATGGTTATATTTGCAAGCGTCCCAAACCTTTCAACCTGACGACTAATATATGCGTGTGGTTCATATACATTTTGCATAATATCAGATTTATGCATATCAATAAGAGTTCTTATTTCAGATATTTCACTTGCTGGAATAAGTGGTGGAATTTCTTTTCCATTCACAATTTCTCCAATCATTAATTTATCAAGAAGTCCAGAAGATTTTAATAAATCATAATCCGCTGTATAATTACCGTCATTACTCCAAACAAGATTTGTATACTTCTCAATAACTTCTCTAACAAATAACATATATTGAACGAATGAATTAATATGTATATTATCAGTCTTACGGAATTTTATTTCACCATTTTCATCAGTATATTTTTCCTGTTCAAACATAGTTCTATCTGTAATGACTATTGCAATAGTATCTTTGAAGTTTACAGGTAAGTAAGATATAATACTTAACTTTTCCTGTATATATCTATTCTTTAATGAATCTACACACTTGTTATATCCATCAACAAATTCCTTAATTGCTATCTTATTCATAATTCCTTTATCTCCTTTATAAATCATTCTTCAACAATCGGTATTAAATCAGCGCAAGCATCAGTATCTAACCCCATACTAAACAATTCTTCTGCACTGATAGGCGTGAAATTAACATCTACATCAGAATCGCTCACCGCATTAATCTCCTTAATAAAATCTTTCCAATTTTCGTCTTCAGGACTAATTCTCTTCTGATTAGGAACAACTTCACCCTTTTCGTCAACAACATCCTTTCCATATTTATTAACAAGAGAGTGCTGAATATGTGACATATTCGCCAATAGAATGAGCAAGACCTGTAGATTCTTCTATATCAGGCGATTCTGGTTCAGAAGTATTTTCATCATTATTTTCAACAATACAATCATCATTAATCCATCCTGTACCATCGTTAATAAGATATGGATTTCTTGCAGATGCAATGATATTAGTAATTGTGCCTTCTGTAATTGAAGGTGTTAATCCATTTTCGGAAGTAGAAGACGCATAAATTGTATGATATGACACATAATCTCCTACATGATATTTTGTTTCAATATCATCTGATTCAGAGTTATCTTCAGTTGGTTTAGATGGAATAACTGGTTCAACATTAGGTAATTCTCCATAATAATAATTCATATCAAATCTATGATGAAGTTCTGTTGTCGTCTCACCTGTTGGAACACCATTATCATCATATACAGGTGTTTCTGTATAGTATGAAATTCCCTCAATATAACCATCTGATGTATATTGCCACAACAGACAATCCATCGAAGGTTCATCTATTCCCCAATGTGCAAGCCATCTGTTAAATCCTTCAAAAGACATTAATTTACCATCGTTTAATACATTGGTAAAATAACTATAATTTGCGTAAACACCCGTTTTATATCCTGCATCCTTAACAATCTGCATGAATTCTACGCAAAAATCTGTGAGAAGTTCACCATTTTGTTCGGGAACAAGACCATGATTTCTTTTATATCCATCAGCGTCTTCCATGTCGAACCATACACCAAGAATAGGATTAAATGTCGTCAGACTGTTCCTTATATATCTGACCAATCGTTTTAGCTCCGTTGTTCTTGGCGTTTGCGACACGCCTAGCTGTTTGTAGACTCGGCATCGCTTACACCTCCCTCAAACATTGCTTTTATATATCCATGAGAATCTAAGATTGCCCTACGGAATTTTTTGTAACTGAAATGGTCGCTCTTGAAATTATCCATAGCACCTTGTAAAGTCGCCATAAGAGTCACCATAAGTCCGTTATCATTAAATAAGGTTTTTGTGCCACCTAATTTAAACATAACATTCTCAAAGAAGACGAGAAACGCTTCATCATCTTCAAATATTTTCTCTTCAATTGTCTTGTCTTTATAGAGCAGTAGTTTGTGAATATCACCGTGTATCGCACGAACTGCTTCATTGATTTGCTTGTCTGTAAAGTCACCATATATGTATTGCATATTAGGACTCCGTGTTAATATAGGAATTATACATATATCCGTAATCACGAATACGTTTATTCAATTCAGTTTTCATGGAATCAAGACGGTCAATCATATTTTTATGATTGTCAAGTAGCTTCTTTTCTTCCTTGCCACCTATCATTACTGATGTGTGCATAATAGAATCAACCTGTGGCTGTAACCACTCAATCGTCATTCCAAGTACAAGAATTCCTACGACAAAATTCATATCAGCCGTTTCATCTACTGAATTATTCAGCGTAAAATCCAACTGTTGAATTTCATCATCGAGTGTGAGAGAAGAGAATAGTCTACGCACCCTTGGATTAGAGATTACATTGCTTAATCGCTCTGTATAAATTTCAAGCAAATCGTTTTCGTCAAGAGAGAGTTCTTTCGGATCTGAAATTCGTCCTCTTGTTCGTGAAAAAATTGTTTCATATGGAAGCGTCATTGTGAGCCTCCTTTACTATTCCTGAACTAATGTAAGCAACATTTTTGTACCAAAAATTTCATCAAGAGCCTTAATTCTGTGAACTGAATCAAGAGCGTGAGATTCAATCATTGTAGAAGCAATACCTTTAAGGGTTTCCTTTGCTCCCTTTGGAAGTTTCTTAATTGTTTCTGACATCTGTGGAACAGGAAGATTTAAAATCTCATTTAAGTCACTTGTTTCATACATAGACTCATATAAGTCTTTTACAGATTTATTCTGTTCAACAAAATCTTCATCTTCAATAATAATTCTTGGTGAATAAATGTTTACATCTTCACGGGTTCTAACGAGATAAATTAAATCTCTATATTCAACATCAACCACATCTCCACAATCAGCCCAGCTATAAAGGATATGTGAACGTGCTCCCTCAATATAAAGTCCACCACTTACTAATGAGCGACATGGAACAGTATCTTCAGGTGAAAATGTTTTTACATCTTCTTTAACTTCTGTAGTTTTTGTTACCTTTTCTGTGCTACCAGTAGTAGCAGTAGTTTTCTTTGTATATGCCATTTCCTTTCAATTCCTTTCAAAATAGGAGAGTGGATTGCCACTCTCCTTATAATCAATCTATAAGTAAATCTTACAGATCCCACTCACCATGATAACGAGTCATAAGAGTTGCAACACCCATACGTCTCTGTACCTCATAAGACTGCATATCATCCTTAGTAGCACCCTTTTCGTTTACTTCAAGCTCAGTCTCACCGTAGTCAACGAACTTGATAAATCTGTCATCAACTGCTGGCATAATATAGAGCTTCTTGTTATCAACGATAGGAGTAGCAAGAGACTTATCAGTAAACTTCTGTGGAATCTCCATAAGAGGTGTTCCCTCATAACTACCGATAATACCTGTATTTGCCACAGACTCTTTGATTGAATTAGCAGGATCAGCCCAATCAACCTTTGTGAGTGCGTTAAGAGACTTTAATGCTGTCTTAGTACCCATGATTACAACACCACTTTCGTTAGCAGCACCAACCTTTTCGATAATTGCATCAAACTGAGCTTTTGTAGCAGCGGCTAAAGCACCAGTACCTTTGAGAGTAGCAGGAACAGGAATAAGGTTTACACCATTTGCAAACTGAGAAGAAATGAGTGTCTGAACCTTCTGAATATAAGCCTTAACAACCGCATCCACGAAAGCACCCCAATCCTTACGTCCAGTTAAGAAGAGACGAATATCTCCACCAACCTTGATACCGTATACTGCTGTATCAACATGATAAGACTGACCAGAACCTAAACGCTGGATTGATAAGTCATGTGCGTCACCGCTGACCTTACTTACAGTAAGTAATACTTCATCATCAGCCCAGAATTCATTTACGTCTCCATCTTTCATATTCTTTGACTCAACATAATTGTTGAAAAACTCATTCTCAGAAAGACCATGAGCAATCTGAGTATCAATAATTTCCTCAATTACCTCGAAGAACTGTGTTCCTCTCTCAGAATTTAATGCTCTCTTAATCTGCTTATTAGAAGAATCCTTGGTAAGTCCAAGGTATTCAAAACAAGAGTAAGACCTGATACATAAAAATCATCTAACTGCAATGTTTTATTAGCAGTATTAAATGATAACTCCCTAATACATAATTCCACCGAACAATCTACAGTTCCACGTCTATTAAGGATCTCAATAGCGTCCTGACAATACTCATCGTATAAATAACCATGCAAAACTGCACGATTTACGCCAGCGTCTTCATCATATTCAATAGTGGTCTTAGTACCATCAATAACACCGATAGGCTGTTCTTCATATACAACTTTGAACCATTGAGATTGTTAAGAATATTTTTGCTATCTTTAAGCTTTTCGGGAATTCTTTCAATATTATTAATATCTTTCAATATATGTTTATAATTAATGTTTATTTCGTAGTGCCAATCAAATAATAAGAGAGATGGATCATCAAAATAATTTGCTCTTGGTGGGCGATCAGAAATATTCATATTTCCTAAATCATATGATGTAAGAAACTTTAATCCATTTTTGCTTTTATCTTGATATGCGTATATTGGTTGATAGAATTCGGTAAAAAGTCCTGTGTTAAATAGTGCATATTCATTATTAATAATTACGTTCTTTTCAGAAGATAATTTTTTATATGTGTGAACCATATAATTTGTAAGAATTTTATTATTAGGGTATGTATCATTAGACCAATTTTCTTTATCTGCTATTTTAATTATATCTTCTATATAATCATTCCAGTTTACATTGAAATACGCCATATATTCTGCTCCTTCTGTATTTTTAAATGCTTCTGCAAGTATATCATATTTTCTTGATTCATGGAATGGAAAAATAGTTGTATCATCTGGCTTGTACAATTTAAATGGATATGATTCATATTCTTGTGATTCAAGTGGTATATATTCTCCTTGTAATTTAGTACATGCTTTTATATAAGCTTCTTGTGGTGTATCAGCATAAACAAAATAAATGTAATCATATGGTTCATAACAATATGCTGCTGTTGTTGGTATTAAATATGTATTCATTTGTAAACCCTCCTTAGAAATGTGATTTATACAATTTTATATTCTCTTTTTTAAATTTGTTCTGATATAAAATTCTTTACATGGAATATAAGGAGAAAAATGTATGATTTTGAGTCTATTTTGGATTTTTATATGTCAGGTGGCAGTTGTTAGGGTAGAGGGTAAAAATTGAAATTTGAGCTGTGAGAGTGGATTTTTATATAGGCGTGAGAATTGATAATATTATTTATAGTAAATGTATGTGAATGTATATAGATAGTTAATGTGATTTTGGGTGATGTAAAAAATTGACCTTGTATTTTGAGCATTTAGGTGGGTAAAAATGATTTTAGGTATTATTGGTAGGGTGGAATGAAAAGACTGTGTATGGGCGTGATAGAGGGTTTAGATGAGAAATGGAATTTTTGAGTATTGCTATAGTAGGATTTTTTTATGGTTTGTATTGGATTTTTTTGGCTGTTTTTGTGATGTATATAGGTAATTTTAGATTTTTTGATGTGGTTTTTATGTAGCCCCCCTTATTGTTGATTAGAGATTTATGATTTATGTAATTGATTATAATGATGATTCTGGATTAAAAATGGTTATCGGTAAAAGTGCTTATAAATAAGGATAATTTTGGATTTGTGAGTGAATTTTTGATGAAATGAAAGTTTGATTTTGGGGTTGTAAGATGGGTGAAAGTGGCTTGGTTAGTAGGTTTGAGCGATATGGGGTACGATAAGGGATTTGAGATGGGGAAATTGGGATTTTGCTTGATTTTATTGGGGATTTAATGGATTGAGAATAAGATAATTTATTTTTAATAAAAAATTTTTTGACTTGGTGTGTAAATAAACCTGCTATACCTGGTTTTACATTTCATAAGGGTTTAATCCGTTTTTGCCACCCCCATTCTCGCCATACTCAAAACCACGAAAAATAAGCATTTTTGGAAGTTTTGCACCGAAACAAGCAGAATTTTTTTGTGATAAGGTGTAGCCAAGCTGAACGGCTGACGAGCAGTTCAGTGAACAAAAAATATTTTTTTAAGTCTCTAAGATGAGACAGAAAGGTTGGTAATTATGAAAGAATTAAAGAATGCAGTTATCGTTAATGGAGTAGCTTATCAGATTAACGCTACAGAAGCACAGAAAATCGCTAAACTCTTAGGACTTGGAGCAGTTGAACAGCCTAAGACAGAGACACCTAAAGACACAACACCTAAGTCAGAGCCTAAGACAGCATCTAAGAAGTCTACACGGATTGTCGGCTCTCTTGAGTGCGATGGCAAGTTCGTCCGTACAATCAAGGGTGCATTTCTGTCAAGCAAGGCTAGGTTTGCCATCAAGATGTCTGCGACCGAAGACTTTGGTGCAACTAAGCTTGGCAAGGGCAACAAGACATATGACGCACTTGCAAAGGATGACAAGTATGTGCAGATTTACGAGTTCAAGTCTGCTGAAGATGCTACAAAATTCATGGATAATCAGCAGAGCCGTATGGTTAAATAACTCGACTAGGCGAGTATAAACCGTGTCAAGCCTAGTGCGTTACCCACTCTTTGAGTGGGTAGGTCACAAAATCTACATCATCATTTTGTGATGGGTTCTCCATCATCAACCCTATTTTTGACTTACATTTTCGTCAAGATAGGGTTCTTTTTTACTCAACCCATAAGTCAATAAAAATACATAACATTAAACGCAATACAAATAAAACCGTGATAAGCCGTAGAGGTACGACAGTTCTTCCCAAACGGTCTATTAAAGTCACCCAAAATTTAAAGACGCAATGCATAAAGGTTACTGTATGTGTATTCTAGTGTGATTAACCTACACACGATATCAATTCACTTACACAAAATACAACCTAGTTAGGAGGTGTGCGTTAATAAGTAGGTGACGATAGACTTCAGGTTTTGTGGACAAGTAGATGTTCTGCTCTAAACTATCAGCACAACACTACAAGAATACATATGATTGAACGGTCAAGGGTGTGGTTTGTGAGAACCATAAACGAGGAGATGTCGTATAGGGCTGACAAGGGTGTTACGGAGCACTCCCAAGTGGCTAGGTCAGCGAATATAAACTCTATATTCGGGAAAACTTGGTGAACAGCGCATGAAAAGTGGTGGCTGGTGGCAAGTACATAATACATAGTGTGTAAACACTATCACATGATAAATTGATTACAAAGAAACAGAGACTTACTGCAAAAGCATATGAAGGATATAGAAGTATTCGTGAATTTCAGAGAGAAAATGAGAATACAATTGATACAGAAATCACAGAATTGTTGAGTGGAGAAAGTGACTATTGGAATAACGAAAACTCTAATAAAAACCCAAGACTTAATACAACGCAGAGAGATTATTTAGCAGGAATTGTAAGTAAGGATGCATCAAGAAGGTATATCCTACCACCTGAGATAGTACAAGCTCATGATGATGGATTGATTCATGTACACGATCTTGATTATCTTATTCAGTATATGAACAACTGCTGTCTTATTAATCTTGAGGATATGTTACAAAACGGTACAGTAATTAGCGAAACATTGATTGAAAAACCACATAGTTTTTCTACAGCATGTACAGTTGCAACACAAATTATTGCACAGGTCGCTTCAAGTCAGTATGGTGGACAGAGTATATCTTTAGCACATCTTGCTCCATTCGTAGATATTTCAAGACAGAAAATTAAAAAAGAAGTAGAACATGAGTTATGTGACATTGCTAATACTTTTTTAGAAGGAAAAGAATTAGAGAACGTAATAAATAAAATTGCGGAAGAACGCTTGAAAAAAGAGATTGAAAAAGGTATTCAGACAATTCAGTATCAAATCACAACGCTCATGACAACTAACGGGCAAGCTCCATTTATTACATTATTTATGTATCTCAATGAAGCGCATAATCAGAGAGAAAAAGATGATTTAGCCATGTTAATTGAAGAGGAACTTCGCCAAAGTTATCTTGGTGTAAAGAATGAAGAAGGTGTCTATATTACACCTGCATTTCCAAAAGTTATTTATGTTCTTCAGGAGGACAATATTCATGAAGAAGATAAGTATTGGTATCTTACTGAGATGGCAGCTAAATGTTCTATGAAAAGATTAACTCCTGATTATATCTCAGAAAAAATTATGAAAGAGATGAAAGATGGTAACTGTTATCCTGTAATGGGATGTAGAAGTGCTTTAACAGTATGGCATGATGAAAATGGTAAACCAAAATTCTATGGACGTTTCAATTCTGGTGTTGTAACTGTATCATTACCAGATATTGCATTATCATCAGGTGGAGATTTCAATGAATTTTGGCGTATATTTGATGAACGTACAGAGTTATGTCATAAAGCGTTAAAGATTAGACATCAGAGATTACGTGGAACAAAGTCAGATGTTGCTCCTATTCTTTGGCAACACGGAGCATTTGCAAGACTTAAAAAGGGTGAACCCATTGATAAACTACTTTTTGGTGGTTATTCAACTTTATCCCTTGGTTATGCAGGACTTGCTGAATGCGTTAAGTATATGACTGGACATTATCATTGTGATGAGGGTGTTGGAGAAAAATTCGGTCTTGAAGTAATGCAAGCATTGAATGATAAATGCTCTCAATGGAAAAAGGATGAAAATATTGACTACAGCTTATATGGCACTCCATTAGAGGCAACCACAGAAAAGTTTGCCAAAAAGCTTAAAGAAAGATTTGGTGTTATTGAAGGAGTTACAGATCGTACATACATCACAAATTCTTATCATATCCCAGTATTTATACATATTGATGCCTTTGCAAAGCTTCGTATTGAAGCTAAATTCCAAAGATTAAGTCCAGGTGGAAGTATTTCATATATTGAGTGTCCAAATATGGAGAATAATATCCCTGCTATACTTGAAGTAATGAAATTCATTTATAACAATAATATGTATGCTGAATTAAATACTAAGAGTGATTATTGTCAGAAATGTGGATGGAGTAAAGAAATCAAACTTATTGATGAAGGTGGTAAGTTGATTTGGGAGTGTCCTAATTGTGGTAATAGAGATGTAAGAACTATGGATATTACTCGTAGAACTTGTGGATACAAAGGTACGGCACGTAATGGATGGAATCAAGGTAGACTTGGTGATATTCATGATAGAGTACCACATCTTGACGACATTGAGGAGGAATAATATGAGATATTCAAGTATGCGTAACCTTGATATTTCTAATGGAGAGGGAGTAGGAGTCTCCCTCTTCGTTCAAGGTTGCCCATTTCACTGTTTTGGTTGTTTTAATTCTGATACATGGGACTTTAATGGCGGTAAGGAATGGACAGAAAAAACAAAAGATAAATTCATGAAACTTATTAATAGACCATATATTAAGCGAATATCTTTCCTTGGTGGTGAATGTTTAGCTGAACAGAATCTCGATGAAATCTTATCTCTAATCAAACAAATCCGTATTTCATTTCCTGACAAAACAATTTGGTTGTATACAGGATATTCTTATTCAGAAATCTTTCGAGGACAATCATCGTGTTTATCTCAAGAAGGATTAAATAATTTTAAACGTAGAGAAATCATTAAATTATGTGATGTTGTAGTTGACGGAGAATATATAGATGAACAGAAAGATCTTACATTGAAATGGCGAGGCAGTAAGAATCAGCATGTAATTGATGTAAAACAGTCTCTCGCTCAGAATAAAATGGTTTTATATTGTGATTAATTTAAGGAGTAATTAAAGAATAATTATGAATGATAAAGAAACGTTAGAAAAATTAAAAGCATATCTTAAATGCCAGAAAAAACAGGTTAAGGGTGTTCATGAAGATTGTAATAATAAGAAGTGTGACAACTGCGATTTATGTTATATGCAGGGAACTACAGGTGAACATATTGAAGCTATTGAATCAGCAATACAGTCACTCGAAAGCCATAAAAGGGTTATTGAAAGATTAAAAAAAGAGTTAAAGCTTGCTGAAGATGTAGAGGAAAGAACTGTTAAAGAAAATCCTTTGCAGTTTGATCGTGTTAAAGGATATGCGGTAGGTATTTATAATGCATTAGAATTTGTAAAAAATGGTGGTAAGGAAAAATAATGAACAAAACAGATATTCAAAAAGGTAAAATGGTCTATTATGCTCGGATGCTTAAGCCAGTAGGAATATATGAAGTATGTGACCTATATGTAAGGACAGTTAGAGATGATTACTTCGTTGGAACAGATAAGCGTGATAAACATGCTTATCTATTTTCTTACAATAAGCTAGATAAGACAATATTTAAGACAAGACAAGAGTGTTTAGATACTGTCTTAGAAGCTGAGAAAAATGCACCTAAAATAAGTGATGAACAAGAATATGAAGAGTATTAATAAGAGAGGTGAACAACTATAGGATATTTATATGATAGGTTTAAAGGAAAATATAGAATCTTGTGTCCTGTAAATAAAGATACAAACGATTTTAATCGTAAGCTCAATGGCACATTAGAAGATATTGATTGTTATATATCTTGTCAATATGGCAACAAGGTATTCTATTATGGACATAATACTTTACAAACATATATTCCTTCTTTAATAAGAGGACATAATATTATTAAAATAATTCAGCAATCTGATCCGTCTCTTATATTTGACATTGAAGAAACGGATTCTGAAATTCTATTTAAGTTCAAATATGTCAATTCAGACAAGGTTATTCCTTTACTAAAACCAAGAACATCAGGCTCTCAAATAAGTCCTTTTTCATCCAAAAATCTCCCAAAATCTAATTTTAAAATCCCAGATGATAAATTGACACAGTACAAAGAAATCGTGTCTAAAATTCCTCCTGAGAAGCTTTTAACCCTAAGTAGAATAACACATTCTTATTTACAAACTTTGATTACAAAGAAGAACACTTGGGAGAATATTAAATCAGATATGAGACTTAAATGTGTCAAGGGTAAGGAATATATCTACATGATTGGCAAATGGGACGAATATCTCAAATATCTTGAAAATGAAATTAAGGAGATGTAATGATGGGTGAAGTAAGAAGAATTAAAGTGAATAAATCTGTAACCAAAAATAAGTTGCTTGATTACGGATTTAGATATAAGGAAAATGGTGATTATAGATTATATGTTCCTGTATATAAATGGAACGATAAAACAACCATATATGCGTATTTTTATATAAATATGGAAGAGAATATTTTTACTTATGATATTCAATCAGAAGGTTCTACATATTACCCATACTACAATAAAACAAATAGTAAAGTGAATAGGATAATAACAGAGAATATTAACACAGAGATAATAAAGCTAATCAAGAAAGGAATTTTAAAAGCGTATGAAAATAATTAATATTAAGAAAACAGATGAGAATGCAAAGATCCCTACATATGGTAGTGAATTTGCAGCAGGTGCAGACTTATATGCAGTAATACATAATGAAGAAAATAGAGTGGAGATTCTTCCTGGCGAAACAGCTTTTATTGACACAGGAATTGTGATGGAAATACCTAATGGATATGTCGGTCTTGTTTATGCTAGAAGTGGTTTATCTTGCAAGCAGGGATTAGCTCCTGCCAATAAGGTCGGGGTGATTGATTCAGACTATCGAGGTAATATTATGGTTGCACTATATAATCAGAGTAATGAAGTAAGAACGGTATCTGAAGGTGATAGAATCGCACAGATTATTATTCAGCCAGTAGAACAGTTTGGATTTAAGGTAACGGAAAATCTTAGTAATACAGTTAGAGGAAATGGTGGCTTTGGTAGTTCGGGAAAGGCATAAATATGGAAAATAAGGTTTTAAGCCAAAAAGATTTATATGACATTCTTCCTTTTGGAAAAACTAAGATAAAACAACTAATAAAATCAGGAGAACTTCCCCTAATGAAAATTGGTAATGATTATATAACAACATTTTCCATATTGGAAGAATGGATCAAAGAACATATCAATGAAGAAATATATTATTAATCATTGAAAAAATAGGGCAGACATATTATGATTAAGTCATAATTGTACTGCCCTTATATTGATGTAAAAGAAAGGTGTGATAATTATAAATAGTATCAATATATCGGCAACTATTAATAATATGAATATAATGCAACGAAAAGATGATAGGTTTGAGGCTAAAATTACAATCAATGGTATTAGAAAAAGCTTTTATGGTAATACAAAAGTAGAAGTAAAAAATAAGGTCAAATCCTATCTTCAAAAAATTAATAATGGATTTAAAGAAACAAAAAAAATCAAGCTAAATGATTATGTGGAATATTGGCTAAGTAATTATAAATTTGGAACAATTGAAGGTTCTAGTTATACTAGGTTATACAGTGTATATCAACATCAAATCAAACCTTATATCGGCAATAAATATATTTGTGATATTACATCACAAGACATAGATATTTTTATTAAGGAATTTGCCAATCCTCCATTAAAATCAGAAAAAAAACCATTAGCTTTATCTGGATTAAAAAAAATCATACAATTATTAAACCCATGTTTTGAAACAGCAATTAAAGAAAAAATTATATATAACAATCCATGTGATGATATTAAGTTGCCAACAGAAAGTTATCTTGTCGTTAAAACTAAAGAACAATTTTCTCTAACAGATAAGCAATTAGAACAATTTAAAAAAGAAGCTGTATCTAAATACAAAACGATAGATGAATATAAAGGAAGAGACTTCTTAGTTTTAATTATTATGTTGAATCTAGGGTTGCGAACAGGCGAGGTACTTGCATTAACATGGGATGATTTTAATTTTAAGAATAATATAGTTAAAATTAATAAAACAATACAGACAAAAGTTGCATTAGATTCACAATGTAAAAAACAGAGTTTAGCTTTAAAAAATTCCACAAAAACTGTCGCAGGTGAAAGATATCTAAAACTTAACGAAAATACTTTACGTTATATTCAAGAACTAAAACAATACGACATAAGAAACAACATAAATAGTGATTATTTTTGTTGTTGTAAAAATAATACAAGACAATGTGCAAGAAATCTTCAACGTAGTCTTGATAGATTAACACGAAATATTAAATCGGACGAACATATAACATTACACACTTTAAGACACACATTTGGTTCAACATTATTAAGAAATGGTGTAGGAATTGAAGTTGTAAGTAAGCTATTAGGACATGCTAATATAACCATCACATATAATAAGTATATTCATGTAATTAAAGAGCAAGAAGCAATAGCAATGAATATGGTAAAAGTTTGCTAAATAGTGTCGTCAAAGTGTCGTCAAAACAAAATAACACATTGGGAAGCCAGTAAAATCAAGGGGTATAAGAGTTTGACGAAAGGTTCGACTCCCCTCTGGTCCATAGGGAAAAGGGAGTGAGGAAGCGTGAGCTTCTTCGCTCCCTTTTTCCTATGGACCAGAGGAAGTCTTATTAATGGATAAAACATGGCGTAGCCGGGTTTTTGGACAGGGGCGCACGAGGTCCGGTGGACCTCGGCTTTGCGCCGACCGGAGCGGAGCGAAGAATTCGACTCCCCTCTGGTCCATTTTTGATGCAAAATCCGAACTCTTTGAGTTCGGATTTTGTGCGTTAAGCATCTTATTAATTAATAATTCAGATGTTCTTTTATTAATATCCATATCCGTACAGATTTTTTGAAGTGGATGACCTTATATGTAACACGCTTGGTGGAATGTTAGGATTTGTTATGACACCTGTATTCGTATTCATGCTTCCTAAGCATGAGAGAATGGATGAGATTGCATATAAAAGAGGGCAGGTCGTTTCGGAATTCAGAAGAGCGGTTGCGTGGATTATTGACATTGTGGTTATAATATTTGATGGAGAGTGATGTAATTGCTTTTATAATGTCTGGAAAAATGCCATTCATGCCTTCCCAGAATTCATTTTCAATATTTGTCATAGTAATCCCCTTTGATTAGCTAATTAAAAGTTACGAACAAAAACTACATTAATTATAACTCAGTATACGGGCAAAAGTATACAAAAATAATTGTATTAAAAACATGAATATTATACAATCATTATAGCAATAGTAAAGATAAATTTACAGGGGAACGTGGAATGAGATTATTATCGGATATAGTGGAGTCAATCAGGCAGGTATGCAGATATGAGAAAACTGTCAGAGTAGATACCAAGGCACTTCAAAGTGTCATGATGATATTTGTATTAGTTATGTTGCTGATTGACATAGAGAATTTTAAGCTTGGTAAATATATTATCGGTGGTGTGACACTGGCAGTTGCAGTTATGAGTATAGTGCTTGTAATTGTATTAAAATACATTAAAAATGTATACAGGATATGTCAGGCTGCTGTTGTAGTATTTTTTATATTGGCAGTTATTATATCAATTGAAGGAACTAATGATGGCTTTTCACTATTATGGTTTTTATTACTGCCAGTCATAACACTTGTGCTTTTAGGCATGCCATTTGGTGCACCGGTGTGTATATTTTTTGGTTTGTATATTACGGTGTTATTCTGGACTCCTCTTAATAATATGCTTATATATAATTACACAAGGGATTATTTATTCTATTATCCGATTTTTTACTGGGGTTTCTGTCTTCTTGTAGTTGCCATGGATATTTTCTATAAGCTGTATCAGATAAGACAGGCGGACAATGAGAAAAATCTTGAAGCAGAAGTACTTGAAGCTGTAGAGGGGACTAAGAAACTTATGATTGATGCTGTTACAGCAATAAGCCAGATGCTTGATGAAAAGGATGTATATACACAGGAACATTCAAAGAGGGCTGCAGAGTATTCCAAGCTTATCGCAAAGAACCTGAAGGCGCATGAATTCACAGACGAAGAGATTTCACTGATATATAGAAGTGCCTTTCTGCATGATATTGGCAAGATTGCAGTTCCAGATGCGGTACTTAACAAACCTGCAAAGCTTACAGATGAGGAGTATGGAATAATGAAGAATCATACAGTCTGGGGCGGTCAGATATTATCTGGTCTGGAATTTCTTCCACAGGCAGATATGGGGGCTGTGTACCATCATGAAAGATATGATGGTAAGGGCTATCCATATGGAATTAAGGGAGAAGAACTTCCATGGATGGTAAGAATAATCAGTGCAGCAGATTCACTTGATGCGATGAATTCTAACAGATGTTACAGAAAGCATTGTGATAAGGATTATATTATTGGTGAATTTGAGAAGGGCGCTGGAACACAGTTTGATAAATCTGTTGCAGAAACTGTAATTACATTGATTGAGGAAGGCAGGATAGTAATATAG